GACTCCCAAGTGATTGGTATCTTAGCGTTCTTCTGTATGTCAGAACCTCTTACGTTTTCTTCTTTAATGTCAAAAAGTTCTGTTGCAATATTTTTTAGCGGGTCTGCAAAAGAATAGCTTTTTACATAGGGCCACATATTATAAACGGCCCATTCCGAAAAATCTAAGTCTACTCTCTTAACATCTAGGAGAGCGTGTCCTTGTTCTTTTTCGCCTTTAGAATCAATAAATTCTGTAGCTACAACAAGCTCGCCTTTGTCTGTTATACTAAAGCCCGATATTATGTTATGAGATTTAAGCTGATAGCCATGTATAAAGTTACTACATGTAGTTTTCCCGGACTGTTTATTTCCGGCTATAGCTAAAATTCTAGTAGTCATATCAAGTTTTCCTTCTCTAATTGGGGGTTAAGCTCTTCGTGAATTTGTTCAATAGTCATTTCACCGATGTCTTTTTTAGAAATTTGTGGCCTAAAATAATTAAATCTTCTTCCACACTTTTTTACAATTTGGTTAGCGGCTTTTTTGCCAGCATCATCATAATCCGTTAATATTACCAAGTTTAGAGCGCCGCTTTTTTCTAGTACTAATAGCTGATCGTCGCTTATACTAGAGCCAAAAATACCAACTGAATTTTTAAATCCAGATTCATACATTCTTAAAACATCACCTTGTCCCTCTAGTATAAAAAGAACACCCTTATCTCCCATGAAATTCTGAGCGATATTAAATCCATAAAGAATGTTTTTTTTGAACCCCTTGCTATGTAGCCATTTTGGTTGCAGATTTTCATCTATAGCTCTTCCTACGCATCCTACATAATTATAGCTTTCATCATAGATAGGGACAACAACTCTTCCTGACATTGGCTTATTTTTTGCAAAACATGTTCCTATGTCAAATGTTTTTAAGGTTTCTTTATCGTATCCTCTTTTGATGTAATATTCCGCCGGTATATTTATAGTAGATTGTATTTGATCTCTTGAAATTGTAGGAGCTTTTCTTTCAATCTTTCTTTCAAATACTTCTAGTAGCTTAACCTCTTTGTTTGAACTTTGCTCTTTTACCTGTAACTTAGATTCATCTAGTTTCAAAAAATCTAAACAAAAATTATAGACAGTATTTAATGGTAGATCTTTACCTTCCCTGTAGGATAATACCCCTCTTACAAATCCAAATATATTACTTTGGTAATCTTGTTCGCATTGGTTTGTCCAGCATCGCCAGTTACCAACGGCGGAGTCCCCATCTGTAAATACGCTACAACCTTCTGGGCTATCGCCACCATGAACTGGGCAAGGAAAAGAGTGTCTGTTTGGATATTCTATACCCTCTATTTCAAAATATTCTAAAAGCGATGGAATGTCTTCCGAAAGCTTATCACACACCGTCAATATCTGATCCTGAGTCAATTTCTTCATTTATTTCAAAACCTTCTTCTCTTGCCCTTGCGTTATTATGAAGCTCATTTCTTGTTTGACCTTCTGATAATTTACCTATACTTCCAAACATATTCATACTAATATAGTCGCCGTCATCTAATCCGCAACCATGTCTAGCTACAACGGGAACAAGTTTCCTGTTTCCATTTTCTATCTTATCTTCTGCTATCTCTTCTTCTGATTTCATCTTAAAGATAGAGAAGCTAGTACAAAGCCATATCAACCTATCTGAGCCTGATACTACATCTGTAGACTCCTTGGTAATACCGTCCCTATTTAGCTGTACGAAACTTATGCAGGGAACATCGTACTTAACCATAAAGTTATGTAGTTGAGTTATTTGAAAACCAAGCACTTGGTATTCCTGCATTGAGCTACTAATACCTTCTGACCCCATCAGCTTTAGATAATCATAAACTATTAAACAGTCATTCGTTACGCCTGCTTCGTCAAAGCCAACATGTTGATAGATCCATTTTCTCATGAGGGCTAGTATATTCTCAAAAGACTGTCCAGCAATACTAATGTAATGATATGGTATCTCTTTAAGTTCTTGAGCAGCTTTTTCTACCTTCTCTTTTTCTAGTGGGTTTTCTGTAAACTTACCAGTAGAAATTTTATTTATGTCTACTCCACTAAGGTTGGCAAGCATTCTATTAAGATGGTCTTCTTTACTCATTTCTGTATCTAACATTAGAACAGGGACTCCCATCCTAGATACATTCATAGCTACCGCATCCCCGAACATAGACTTACCGACCTTGGGGCGAGCCGCTATGAGATCAACGCACTTTCTTCTAAGGCCACCGCCAATAGCCGCATCATACCTAGGAAATCCCGTAGGTATACCTACGTTGTCAGATACATTCTCAGAAAGATACTCGATATAATCATCAATATCTTCACCAATGATTTCAGTTTTCTTATTTGATGATTGATATATATCCGCAGTGGCGTCAAGAATAGGAGCTTCTACTTTAGATATAAGATCCATAACATCTTCATCGCCACTAGTAGCATCTAGTTCTTTTTCGCAAGCCTTTAAAGTTTTCTTCAAATCTCTCGCAAGTTTAAGTTTAGCTATCTTTATGGCGTGAGACTTTGCGTTTTCTTTATGTATAGGAAAATTAAACAAAGATCTTATAAAAGAAATCTCATCTTTGTTGTTTATGGACTCATACACACCTAAACTATTTGCAGCAGACAGTATAGAGGCTAGTTCTACTTTTGAGTTTTCAGAAACTGATTTATGGACACAGTGAAATATCAACTGATTCATGTCGCTGGTGAAGTGTTCAGCATCCACGAAGTCTATTTCCAGATAACAATCTAGTCCATATTGACAAAGAGCCGCAAGTACGGCTCTTTCTGATGCTAGATCTTCCAAAGTTTTATTTGTCATACAGACCTTGACCTCAAGCAGTTATCACAAACAAAGTTTTCTCTTTTGTGCGTAGGATGAATCTGAAACTCGGAGTTACAGGTGGAGCAAGTTTGAGAAACTTTTTCTACTGGCGGTCTTTTTCTTTCTGTAAGCTTGATGTCTGGCGTTTTATTTAAATCATCTTTATGCTCAGTTCCATCGTCGCTAAAAAGGTTAACCCTTTGCTTAACCTCTAGTTGAGTAGAGTTGCTTGATGGCTTGTCTTGCGACATGGTAAAATCATCTGCGACTGTTGCGTTTTTTGTAGGCTTGACCTCCTTTGGTTTATCTTCTTTTAAAAGACTAGCTGCCAACTCCTGCTTTTGTTCAGGAGTCAAAAGTTCTAACATCTTTTGTACTAGATCTTCACTCATTATTTTCTCCTAGCCATATTTGTTAATATTTCTGCCATCTTAATTATTCTACCGTTTTTACCTTCTAGTGTTCTAACTCTAGCTTCTGCGTGATTTTTAATCTTTAGTATCTCCGCAGCGAGGGGGTTTTCTTTAACCGCAGAGAAATACTTCTCTTGCCATTTAGAATACTGCCCTCCGTACTGATTCATCGTGCTACCTATTATAAACCAAATAGAAGATTCTGCCCACTCTAAAGTGTTTTTTTCTTTAACCTTTTCTGTTTCAATATATTCTGAGTAAGCATAGAGCTTGAAGGCATACATGTTACATGTCTCCGCGCTCCAAGATTTAATTGTATTAAAATCAGCATTGAGAGCAGTAGAAGCTTCTTCTGGCGGTTCTACTTCCGCTAAATACTTAGAGCTTTTCCAGTCATCAATTGCTTGTAGAAACTCATTTAATCTTGTTTCGCCACTCATCTATATCCTCGTTGTAATTCAATTGTACTATTCTTATGTCGTTTATATTGCACCACTCTATTTTATTTTTATCTCTAGCCTGCGCTCTAAAAAATGATAACTTATCTTTAAAGTGAAATGCGTTGAACTTAAAGTGTTGCTGACCATGAACTTCTACAATCAAAGTCCTATTAGGTATATAGAAATCCGCTCTCAAAGACTTGTTTTTTACAGTTCTGGTTCCCGGTAGACTAACTTCTTCTAAGATTCTATCATAGGGAAAGCAAGAGTCAAGAACTTTCTTTGCTTTTTGGTGAAGCTTTGATCTCTTGCCTCCCCCAGACTTAGGGTTCCAGCTATACTCTCGGTCATCTAGCCCGATTACTTTCAATCTAAAGCCTCTTTAATCATCGTCTCTAGGGACTTTACAAGTTTAGTATTTCTGTTTAGAAAACTATAAACCTTGTCTTGTCCTTGAAACTTAAAAGCTTTGGTAAGTTTTTCAGGATCTTCTACGTCTAAATCTGGATCAATTTCTTTAGCAAGCTCTTTGTTCATTTCTAGGAATGGGCAAGAAAACCAAGCCCCAGATCTGTCAATAAGTCCTAGGTCTAACGACAATTGA